GGCCACCAGCATCTTGAGATTCACCAGCGCGCCGCCCGCGATGGTGAATGGCAGCGTCACGTTCTCCGAGATCATCGACCCGACCGAGGCATTCAGAATCTGGAAGATGGTCACGCCCGTGGAGTCGGACTGCACTAGCACCTGGAAGTGGTCGGAGTCCGAGACGTAGCGCCCGATCAGCGCGGCACGGCCGGACGTGGTCGGCGTAACGCCGGACAGGCCGACCACCGCGGTGGCCTCGAAATTCCTGGCTCCGGCCAGGGTCGCGGTGGCCGCCGTATTCGAGACTCCGGGCGTGATTACGGCCTCGACACCGTTGACCGCGTACTGCGACGCGGCGCCGGTCGTGGCGTACGCGCCGCCGACGGTGGCCGACCCCATCCCCGCCACGACGGTCCGCGCGAAGTCGTCGGACAGGTTGATGGTATTGACGGGCAGCGCCCATGAGACCTGGTGGTAGCCGATCCCGCTGGGGATGCAGCAGGGCAGGCCGCCGCAGAGCGCCCCGATGCCAGACACGGACTGGGTGAGCTGCGCCAGGCTCACGCCGGTCACGGTGGCCGGGTCCTGGCTGAACATCAGGGCGGCGTCGGTGGCGGCATCGATGGTCGAACCGGTAACCCAGGTCGAGGCCACGCCCTGCGGCATCCACGTGAGCTCTACCGTCGAGCCGGCCGGCGGCTGGTACGTGCTGACACCGAGCTGGTTCGGGGATGGCACCTGCGTGAAGAACGACCCGGGGACGCCGGAGATGGCCGGCGCGGACGCCCCGAGCACCTCCCACCGGTTGCCGGCCTTTTCGCCCAGGGCCGACCAGGTCCAGCCGGGCGTGCCGGTGGCGGCGCCCATGCTCGGCGCCACGGTGAACCGAAGTGTGACCTCGCGCCAGCCGTCCAGGATCTCGGGCAGCTGGTCGAAGCTCGAGACCGAGATGGATGCGGTCGAGCCGGTGAAGACGCCCGTGCCGGTCAGCGTCAGCGGAACGGTGGTATCGCCGAAGCGGCGCGCGTAGTAACGCACCTGGGGGTATGACGCGGCCGAACCGGAGATGTCGTCGTAGATCTCCTGGGTGGCGGTGATCGACCCCCAGACCTGGGCCGCGGCCTGGCGCCCGTAGACGTGCGGCTCGGTCAGCGGCCCGCCCGACGCGTGCAGGGTGAGCTGGGGCAGGATGGCCGACGCGACGCGGCCGAAGGTCTCACCCAGGCGCTCGGCCGGTGGGAACGGAATGTCGACCTCGACGCCGGGGTGCGGCGGGATCTCGTAGAGCTGGCGCGTCGCGTGCAGGTCCGGGAAGTCCGAGGTGAGGTTGCCGCCGAAGCCGACCTGACCGATGGAGACGAACGACAGGGTCGGGGTATAGGCGCCGGCGGCGATGATCGGGTCGGCGGCCTGGTTCAGGTCGCGCATGACCACGCGGTTCATGCCGTAGGAGTAGCCGAACTGCTGGCCGCCGTAGGCGACCCGGCGCTCTTCGCAGTACAGGACCCGCAGCGCCGCATACTCCAGCGTCAGCCGCACGTCATTGCCCGTGCCCGCGGGGAAGCCGTTGGTGGTGAGCGGGATGGCCACCGAGAGCTGCAACTGCTGGCGGCCGGCGCCGAAACCGGGTTCGAAGCGCAGCAGGTCGGCGTAGCGCCAGGGCAGTTTCTCGGTGCCGCCCAGGCTGGCCGTGTTCCAGCAGTTGTTGATGTCGCCCAGGTCGACGTAGGCGACCTCCATGTCCGCCCTGGACGATCCGGTGCGGCCGACCACGGTAGACAGATCGCCCAGAGTGCCGGTGTTGCTGGTGATGGACAGGGCGGTGAACTGCTGGCCGGAGCCCAAGTCGTTGAGCTGGGACAGCACCGTGAGGCTCGTGCCCGGTGGGTTGATGTAGTCGATGGCCAGGGCGTCAGATCCGGTGTCCTGGACGCTGCCCGCGTAGGCCAGGGACACGTTCAGAATGCGCTTGTTGGCCAGCACGGGGAATGCGCTCACGTCGAAGAACAGACTCATGAGCTGCGATGAGCCGCTGTTGTAGTTGAAGGTGGCGTACTTGTCGTCACCTGGCTGGTAGAGCGCGTCGGCGTAGCTGGACGAGTTCTGCAGTGAGATGTTGTTGCCGGTCACCGTGACCGATTTGCAGGGGATGAGCACCCGCTGAATGGGGCCGGTGTCGGCCTCGGCGCCGAACGGATACAGGTTGACCTGAGCGACCTGGAAGGACACGAAGTCGCTGGGGCCCTGGTGGACGTAGAACCGTGCGTCGCGGATCTGGCGGGTGGCCGTCTGCAGATAGGCCGTCCCGCGTTCGACCGAGTTTACGACCGGCGAGAAAACCAGCGACTCGTCGCGGATCGGCACCCACTGCTCGCCCAGGATGACCGGGGAGTGCGGGTTGTAGTTACCCATGAGTAACTCCTTCCGTCATCGTCCGGTCGGCGCTCACGCGGTGCGCCCGGCGAGCATGATGTTGCGCTGAGCGGTGATCCGGGCCATGAGTGCGTCCCCCGCGGCCGACCCCAGCGAGCGGGCCTCGCCCTCGGATGGCACGCCGCCGTTGAAGACTAGGTTGATCGTAATGCCCCCGAACGCCATGGCGCCCGCTCCACCGCCACCCGCCCCGCCGGCCCCGCTGGGCACGATGCCGCCAATGAGGCCGGCCAGCGACGGGATGCCGGCTCGGACGCCCTCTTCGATGCCAGCGGGCAGCATCTTGCCGACCTCGTCCCGCATGACCGTGGACGGCGACGCGATGCCCAGGGCGGCCTTGATGGGGCCGGTGACGTACGACCCGACAAAGCCGGTGATCTTGCCCCAGAGCCATGAGCCCATGTCTTTGATGCCGTTCCATAGACCGACGATCAGGTCACGGCCTTTGGAGTACAGCAGGTTACCGAAGTTGCCCAGAGCCTCAAGGATGCGATCGGGGATGGACTGGACCCATAGCACCAGGTTGGCCACGAAGAGGGCGATGTTGGCGATGAACTCGCGCAGCTTCGTGCCGAGCATCTCGCCGAACCCGAAGATCGCTTTGGCCACCCCAACGACGAAGTCCGAGACCGCGTGCCAGGCCTTCGCGAACGCGCCGGAGATGGCCTCGCCGACCTCGGTCCAGTTGATCATGCCGAGGGCCCTTGCCACCTCGCCGATGGCAAGGGCCATGTAATTCAGGACCGGCGTCAGCGGGATGAGCACCGCGGCGAGCAGCTTGATAATCGGGATGGCCAGCAGCGCCAAGACGGCGATGAATTGGGCCAGGACCGGCAGGACCGGGGCCAGCGCCACGATGAGCTGGCCCAGGGCCTCGCCCAGCGGGATCAGGGCCGGGCCGATGGCGTCGAGCACCGGGCCCAGGGCGTCGAGTAGCGGCGTCAAGATCGGGACTATGGCCGTGATGAGCTTGCCGACGATGGGCAGAATCGCCGACAGCGCGCCGCCGAGGCTCGGCGCCAGCTGGCCGATGGCCGACCCCAGGATGGGGGTGAGGTCGGCCAGAGCGCTCTTGATCTCGGGGATGACCGGCTGGAAAGCGTTGGTCAGCGCGATCGAGGCCGTGTCTTTGAAGGTCGAGAACACACCGGACAGGGTCTGTGCCTGGGCGGCCATGGCCCCGGCCGCGCCGGGGAACTGCGCCATCCCGGACAGCAGGGCGTTGATGCCGGTGGTCGCGTCGACCCCGCCGGCGCTGATCAGTTCCAGGGTGTCGCCGACGGACAGGCCGAGTTGGGCCGCAATCGCAGCATTGGCGTTGAAGCCCGGCAGGGCTTCGGCCAGCTGCATGATCTCCTCTTGGGAGAGCTTTCCCTTGCTGGCCATCTGAGACAGCGCCCGGACCACCGAGTCGACGGACTCCTGCGTGCCACCGAGCACGCTGACCAGGTCGCCGATAGTGGTCAGCGTCGGGATGACCTCGTTGCGCGCGATGCCGACGCTCTGCCCAAAGGCCAGGATGCGCCGCGACGCGTCGGCCACGCCAGCGAACTCGAACGGCGTGGACGCCGCGAAGGTCTGCAGCTCGCCCAGGAACGCCAGCGCGGTCTCGGTCGAGCCGGTCAGCGCGGTCATGCCGACCGTGGTCTGCTCTAGGTCGGCCGCGGACTTGAGCCCGAAAGCGGTAACGGCGGCCAGCCCCGCGCCGGCCGCGATGCCGATGCCGAGCAGGCCGGTCTTAATGATGCCCAGCGCGCCGCCGAACTTGCCGGACATGCCCGAGCTGGTGGCCGCGGCGGCGGCCTCGACCTCGGCGAACTCCTTGCGGGCGGTCCGCGACACCTCGCCGAACGCGGCCTCAGCCCGCTCCCCGCCGCGCTGGAATTCCTGTCCGACGTCGGTACCGGCTCGGCCCGCGGCGTCCTCGACCCGGGCGAAGGCCTGGGTGACCGCGGTCTGTACGCCCCGCAGCGCCTGGTCGATACCGGCCTTGAGTTGGCGCGCGAAGTCGCCGAAGTCGGGGACGATCTCGACTTCGGCGGTATCGATCGGCTGACCCATGGCCACCCCCGTGGCTGACTACTGTGGTGCTGCTGCGGCACTCGCGGCGCGGGCGCGCTCCATGCGTTCGATGTCGGACCGCCGCAGCCGCGACCAGGGCGGCGGACGGGGCAGTGGGGACGGTTTGAGCGGTACGGCCGCTGGCATGAGTTGGCGCCAGGTGCCGAGCTCTCCGGTCAGGAGCCTGGTGATCGCGACATGTTTCTCCGTCTCGGCGTGCATTAGCAGGTAGTGGTGGATCAGG